CCTCAGTCTGTAGATACATTGTGCGCACCTCACACATGGCCAGGGTCTATCTCGTTCAGCACGTTCTTGAACCTCTCGGCTCGCCAATCGCCCACCTTGTCAAGCCGCTTGATCCGGCCCGTGAAAAGCAAATCGCGCGGCCATTCCATGAAAACGAACGTCGCGACAATCACCTGATACAAGAAGTCCTGCACCAGAAAGAGCAGCACCAGAGGCGCGGCAATGATCCACAAGACCTTGTGTCGATCCACGCGGGGCTTGATCCAGAACAGAAACATGAACTGCGCTTGCAGAATCGACGTGAACGGACCCGCAAAGCCCTTTCTCAGTTCAAACCAGCGATAGGTCATGCCGCAATCCCCGCCGCCGCCGCAAACAGCGCGTCAAGCCCCGCCTCATTCACGCCCTGATCCGCCGCGATCAAGGCGAGGATAGGATTGCTGCGGTTCACCGTCCGCCCGTCCGCCCATGTCGCCTTTGCCACGATGCGCTGCGATGCGCTCAGGCCCGCAATGAACGTGTTGAACGCAGCGGGCCAACTGCCGTCCGCCGCTTCCTCTGCCACCGCCTCGGTGATGATGCCCGCCGCCGCCGCCGCGAGAAGGAATTGACCGCGCGTTACCGTCATTACGGGTGACGGAAATGACGGCGCATCCTGCTCCAGAACGGAAACATCCCCCGTTACGGCATTTGTTGCTTTGATTGTCATCTGTATCTCACCTTGAATGAGCCAGCGTCAAAGATGTTTGATCCGCTGCGCGTCAACCTGAGTTGGGTTAATTCACCGGAAAGCGTTCCATATCCGGCACCGGCGATGAAACTGTTTGCTATTGTCGATGCTACGCCTTGATGCTCGGACAGCCAAAAATTGCCACCAAAGTGATGCAGTCTCATTTTCACGGTTGTGAGTGTGGCTGCGTTGGCCGCATAAATAGCGTGGCCCGTTGTCACTGAACTAAGCCCAGCAACATCGCCAACATTCGATCGAGACACATAACCAGTTGTCACAAAACCGCCACTGTCGCCAAGTTGGACCAGATAGTAGTCTGAACCACTGAGCGAAACCTTTGATAGATACACCTCTATATCGGTCACGCCTGCCGGAATGCTGATAACATCAAATGCCGTGCCGGATGTTGTCGCCACTGGCGCAACTTCGGTCCATTCAACCGCTGCAACATGCGCCGCGATCTGCGCTGCAATCTCCGTGTCAAGCACGCCCCGCTTGGCAACGCCGCCCGTGACATTCGCAAAGTTTGCGTCATCTGATACGCCAAGAACCGCAGCAGTTCCCAGCCCCAGCGTGGTGCGTTGTGCCGCTGCGTTTGCATCGTCAAGAAGCGCACGCCCCGCTGCGGTAAGGTTATAGAGCGCGAGCGTATCAGCACCAGTGGAATACAGCCCCTTGTTTGCCGCGAGCGTCAGCCCCGCCAGCGACGTAAGATTGGCGTCCAGAGCCTGCACCGTCGAGCCAATATCAGACGCGCCCAGCGGGTCCCGCGTGGCGATCTGCGCCATCATTTCCCGCATGGCGTTGTTGACGTTCGCCGCCATCATGCCCTCGGCTATGCTGATGCCGCCAACGTCAGTGTTATTGTTCGCGGTGGTGTCCCAATCGCCAACTGTGTTTTTTGCCATGACTTGCCTTACCTCTGTTGCGCGCGAATTGCTCGCGGGTCTGTGGCTGCATTGGCCGCTGGACCTGTTGCCGCCGCATCCGCAGCAGTAATGCGCAGAATGGTTCTGGCGTCTTGCGCGAATGCCCCGTTTCTGTTTGCGATTGCCTTCATTTGCCTTGCATCGCCCCGCGCCAACTTATTGAGCGCCCTAAGCATCATGGGATTTGTCAGAACTTTTGCCGATGCCCAAGATCCGCCCAAAAAGAGGGCCGTGGAAACGGGGGCTTGCGTTGCCGCCGCGCCAACCCCCGCGCCGGTCATGATAGTGCCCGTATTGGAAAAGTTTCGCTCCGCGCCGCCCTCTTTTGCGATTGCGGCCACCTCGGCCAGTTTGTTCATTTCCGACCTGACTTCACTTGGCAGAAGCAGATTCTTACCTTCTGGAGACAGCTTGTTCCATTCCGTCAGAAACGCGGCAGGGGAAAAGGCATCACCATCCGCATTTTGCGCGCCAGATTTTGCGCGGCCCAACCTGTCAATGATTGTTGCAGACAGGTCGCCCCATTGGTCAGCAGGCATTGATGCCTTGATTTCATACATGCGCCGCGCGTCTGCGCTGGCCCTGTCTTTCTTGGTCATAGCGACAAACGCCTCAAAGGCGCGCTCAGGACTTTGCGCCGTTATCGTCTTGTCGAGATAAGTTCCGATCCGTTCCGCCCCACGCCGGTAATAATTCGACGCGCGCCGCCATGCCTTTTCCGCATCAGGCCCAGCAGCCTTTGCCGCCGCTTCCAAATCTTCCGTCAACTTGGCATATGCCAGTTTCAACTTGCCTTCATCCATATCGGCGAGCGGGCCTTTTATCTTGCCAATGCTTTCGCCAATGGATGTCCGCAGATCAGATGCCGCGCGCCACGTCAGCCCGCGATCCAGGCCGTCAGCCATTGAAGCCCATTTATCCAAACCCAACTGCTTTGCAATTTCTGGATTGTCTGCAAACGGCGCGAGTGCGTCCCGAATTGCTTGTGATGCGTTCGGGGCTTGAAGAACCGTTCCATCCGGCAGTTTTTCACCAACCTGTGCATAAAGTGTGCGGGACTTGTTTTTGAAATCCACTGCAAATTGATCGAGTTCTTTTTGCAGAACGGTTCCGGCCTCTGCCGATGTTCTTGGGGTTCCAACGCGCGCAACAGCGCCGGAATAGGCGCGCTCTACATCATCAACAAACCGCGTTGCGGCATTGGCTATGACGCCGCCCGCGAGAGGCACCTTTTCAAGTGTCGCGGCGGTCATGCCGCGCACCTTGCCACCCGAACCAAGCGACGGCACGATCCCCAAATCGTCTGCCGCCCTCGCACCGCGCTGCGTAATCGTTCCGCCAGCATCAAGCCTCTGAGCAGCCCGCGCCGCCTTTTGCGTTGCCATCATGGCACCAGACGACCCGGCAAGTTCCGGCACGGCCACCTGTCCCGCCATCATCAGGTCGCGCGCCAGTTTACGCTCGTTAGTTGGTGACCCGCCGAACATTTCCCCCGCCAGACCAGCACCAAACCCGAAGGTTGTCCCCAGAGCGCCCAGCGCCGTGCCGCCAATATCACCAACCCGCGCGGCGGGTCCGCGAAACTGTTCTGGCACCCAATCTGGCAACATTTGCATTGTCGGGCTTTGTGATTGATCCATCACGCCACCAGCAAAAGCCTTTGTCGCTGCGATTGGATCGCGTGTCGCCGCGTTGATCGTGTCACCGAAATTATCAATTTGCGGCGTTGCCACTTGTGACGCTGGATCATAGGCGGAAGGCGTGAGGTTCCCCGTCCACCCGGCGTCTGCGGCGGGTTGCTGCAATGATTGCGATTGAGGCTCAGAACCTCCGCGCAACGATCTGGCCATTTGCACAAGTTGACGCGCGGCGGCAGTGTCTCCAGCCTTTTCGGCATTCTCTGCCGCGCGCATCAAATCCTGAAAATTTGCCATTTTTGACCTTTCACGTTCCACGCAACAAAACTAAATTGTGCGCATGAGAACAGTTTTCGCGATTATATGGTTGCCGATCACCGCTTGGGTCGCGGTTGCGGTTTATACGCTAGGCGCAAACTGGTTGATCCCAAGCGCATGGCCTATACTTATCGGCGCAATCATAACTTGGCGATGCTGGAAAACAGCCCAGAAACTCGCGGGCGAGGTTACTGATATTTCTCATACAGAGACCGTTGAGCGTCATTTTCAAAACGAAAATCGCCCCCCTCGGTCGCTTCTGTAGGTGTGCCGCCAATCCGTGCGGCCAAGTCGCGCTCTTTTTGTGCAATGAACGATCTTAGCACCGCGCGCTTTTCGGATGGCGACTTGTCCGGGTCGCCCAACGTAGCGCGCAAAGTGTCGCCCTCTTTGGCTGTGAACGCTGCGCCGAAGGTTTGACGCAACAGAGGCAGAACTTGGTTGTCAACAACGGCGATGTATTCCGCCCGCGCAACAGCGCCCTCGGACGGGGGCATACCAAGTTGCTTTCTTGTTTCATCAGCCAGGACGCCCGCCTTGGTGTAAGTCGCCATTCCCGCGAGATCATCAAGTTGGTCCGCTACGGTCAAAAGGCTCGGCATATTGCGCTGCATTTCCGCAAGTTCAGACGCCGCCGTAGCTGCCGCTTTACCGCGCTCTGTGCCTTCTGCTACCGTCGCAGCGGCCTGACCGCCCGTTTCAATTTCCGCAACATTCTGGCCGGTCGTGCGACCATAGCCTTGTTCATATGCACCCCGAGACGCCATGAATTGTTCATATCGCGGCGTTCCCGGTTGTAGCCCAGCCGCCCGCGCTTGCATGTCTAGGGCGCGATAGGTCGCCGGATCTCCGCCGCCATTCAGAACAAACGACTGATATTCCGGCGTTCCCGGTTGTAGCCCAGCCTGTTCCGCGCGCCACTGCAATTCAAGAACCGCAGCGGGCAATTCAGCTCCACCTATTTGCGCTTGCGTCTGCTGCGTGTATTGCGTGTTTACCGCATCGTAATGCCGCCGCAGGTGCATTTCCGCAAGTTTCTGCCGCTCGGGCGGCTGGTTCGGGTTTGTCAGAATAGCCTCAAGCCCCGCAACGGATTGCGGCGGCAACAGGCCCGGAGGTGGCGGGGGCGCATCAGTTGCGCCCGCTTGTGCCGTGCGGGTGTCTGGTGCGCCGATGCTGCGGGCGATAGAACCGACAGAAGATGCGTAATTAGGATCAGTGGCATAGCCAGATTGCCCCAATGCTGCGACTTGGCCATCAAGATCGGGCGAGGACAGCATGGAACGATAGCGCGGGTTTTCTTTCAGAAACTGCGCGTAATCCGCAGCACTTTCGCCCATCCCGCCATAGGTGCGGAAACTGTCCTGAATGGTCACATCTTGGCCGTTGACGTGTTCCTTTGTGGAAAGTCGCGCCCCGTCACTTCTGTCGTGCGACTTGATGCCAAAGAAGTTGTTATTTGGCGCGTTTTTGCCCCATCCGGTCTCCTGCGCCGCCTGTGCAATGACAAGGCGCGGATCAAGGCCGGTTTCAGACGCCACACGCTGCGCATGGGGCCACATTGCTGTAACGAAACTTTCCTTGTCGCCGGGTGTGTAATTCGGAAAACCAAGCGCGGCGCGTGTTTCCGCGCCGATTACTTGCGGCTCAGTTGGCGTCTTGACCGGGTTAAAAGGGGGCGTTCCCCCGCCATACCGCTGTCCACCGCTTAGCATGCCGCTAAGACTGCCCCATTGAGCGTCTGCCGCTTCCTGTGCCTTGCGGGCTTGTTCTTCTTTTTCACGTTCCTGCTGGTTGCCTAAGAACGCGCTGCCCATCGTGATGGCACCCGTTCCCGATCCGCCGCGCAGAATGTCACCGATGCCGAACATAGCCAGCCCGGCGCGCTGCCCCATCGGCAAATTCTGCAAGCCACCGCCCTGTTGCGCCGCCTGCAATCCCATCAGGTCCATCAGGTTCATCACGTCACCCTTGCATAATCGACAATGGCAAAGCCCGCGATCCGATGGGACACTGCATGCGGAACCTCGTCGGCCATGACGCCGATCTGCGGATCATTGCTCCACAGATAATTGTAGAAGTAGAGATTGTGCCCGCCCGGTGTCTTGCCAATCTGACGAATGTTGCGCTTGAGGCGGCGATCCGAAAACAAGAGCGGGATAAGCGATGCAGCTTGAAGTCCGGTGCCGATCATGCTTGCGCCGCCAGGATTGCTGCTTTGCGTGCTGGTTTGCGTCCCGCCCTGCCCGCCATAGCCCAGAAGCATCTGAGAATAGCGGTCCAGCGCATCCGCCTCTTGGTTTTGCCCCTCGTAGTATTGCCGCATCTGCGCATCAATCATCGCCTGTGTCATTGCGTCTTGCTGACCGCCGACTGCGCTTAGCATTTGCGATGGTAGATATTTTGCAGATTCGATCTGCGGGGCCATGCCAGCGGCCTGCAAGGCGCGGCCCTGTTCTTGCTGATAAGCGTTGTAGTCGTAGGGCGACACCGCATCCGTCGCGGCCCGTCCGACCGTATCCATCGCCAAGGTGCTGTTGCCCATGCCGGATCCGGCGAACTGCGCCACCGCAGCCGGAACCGCAGAGCCAAGCGCGTTGTTCTTGACCGCCTCTAGCCGCTGCTGTTGCTGCTGCGGGTTCATCATGCTGGTGAGCGTATCCGCCGCCTGTCCGATTTGCGGTGCGCCCTGAGCGGCCTGCCAAGCGGTTGCCCCTTGCCCGATCTGCGACAGATCACCGAAGCCCGCCACGCGCTGCCCAGAATACGGATCAGGCGCAAAGCCGCCGCGCGCAAACAAGTCCTCACCCTGCGCAAGTGCGTCCTTGAGATACGGTTGCGCCGGTGCCCATGGGTCCGCTTTCTGTGTCGTGGTTTGCGATCTGCCGCCCATCTTATATCTCCAATACCATTTCCCGGTGCGTCTCTCGGTAGCCCCGCGTCTTGCCCCACCGAGACCAGCCCGGCCTGACCAGTGCTATGATGCGCTTTTTGCCCAATTGCCCCGCCCAGGCCCGAATTGCGTCGTCAAAGGCTTCCTTCCACTCATGCCGCCGCAGCCCCGCGCAAGCGTCGATGTTAACCGTTTCAATCCCTACGCTCGTCATGCCCAATGCCTGAAAGTCCTTGATGCACCAGATTTGCCGGTCACGCTTGAGAATATCCATCTCAAGCCCTTCAAACGTCCACCGCCCCAGGCTGCGCTGCGCGAAATTGCGAAGAAACGGCGCGATTTCGTCCCGATAGTTCATGTATTCATATGCCGGTATTCCACGGATCACGCGTAAGCCCCTTGATAGTCGTAGCCCCAGCCCGTCAGGTTTACCGCATCATTCGCCCCGCAAAGCGCCTGAATGAACGCACCGGGCCGCAGGATCATTCCATCGAACTGCGATAGTCGCGTCACGCTGTTTGCCGCCAAGGCCACCGCCACCGCCACCGCGTTCGCCGTTCCAGCCGTTCCAGCCGGAGGAACAAAATAGATCGTGATCGTGCTTGCCCCGCCCGTCACATTTGACGCGATCAGCCCGCCAATCTCGAAATCCGCCGCGTCGCCCGCCGTGTAGATCGTCGTCACCGTGGTTTGCAGTTGCGTAACCCCAAGAGGCTTGGGGATGCGGAGTTGCGTCCGGTTTTCAAGTTCCTGCCTCTGGCGTCCGGTCTGCAAGAGGCTCTGCGCTGCGGTAATCATCTTACGCCCGCCCCGGAATATCTGACCTGCACGCCCTGCGCCTCAGACCAGTCACTGCCCGCTGGCTTGATCATACGAATTGCCACCTTCTGTCCTTCGCCTCGAACCGGCGCAAAGCCGCTCCAGCCGGTTTCCTTCAATGGCGAAAACACCTGCCCGCCGCGATTGTCCCTCATCGCAATGGATATCTGCGTGTCCCAATTCGTCGCCTGAATAAGCGGGTGAACCTCGCTCACGAATGACCGCTGTGTGGGAGATGGCTGTGCCTCGCCCGTCTGCCAAGTGGCCTCAAGCGGAGACCCTGAAAACGTCGCATAATCCCCGTCAATGAATGCGGCCAAGACACGCGAACCGGGGGCAAACTCAGGATCGTCAAGCGAACCTGGGATGTTCTCCAGGTCGCCATAAATCGCGTCAAGCGCCTCAAGGCTTACGCCATCCACCTGAGACCCGACGAAACAATCAACCGAGATTGTCGCGCTGCTCCAACGTTGCTGCGCCCACGAAAACACCATGACCCGATCCAGGCCGACGCCGTTTGAACTTGGGAAAGCCCAGATTACCGCTTCATTTTCCCAATCAATCGCGCCGCAAACCTCGCCAATGCGCAACTGGTCCACGTTGTCAAAGAACCACCGATTAACCCGGCTGGTGCCGATGGGCTGAACGCTTGACCCGTCCGTGATGTAAAATCCGTCCTGCGCCAAGAAGAAGGCCAGATAACCAACCGGCACCACGCTCATCGGCGCGATACAGCCCCGATCTTGCTCGATCACGTCAGCCCGCCACACCAGCGGGGGGCCGACATAAGATAGCCGCTGAATGCCGCGCTCCTGAAACACGATAGCGTATCGACCGCCGACAATCCGCATGACCTCGCCAAACTGACTATCCAGATCGGCAAGGCCGGATTGCGTCAGCCTGTCCGTCCCCCATGTCCCTCCGGGATTGTTGAACGCAGACCATTGAATGCGGTTCGGCGCATTGGCAATGCAGCCCAGCATCAGGAACTCGCCAACCTTTGCCACTCGCTTGGCAACCGGCGGCGTCCCCGGAAGTGCAGACCACGTATCATCCGTTTCGATGTCCGACAGATATTGCGGCGAATTGCCGACGCCTGTTGCAATGACAAAATCATTAAACCGCGCGAAGTCCCAATATTCTCCGGTCGGGATGGCGGTATATCCAGACGTTGCCGCCAAAGACGTGCGCCGCGTGAATAGCTTTGTTGCCGTGCCGCCTACCAGAATGCTGTTGCCCGCGTTGTCGAATAGCTGCTGCGCGCCCTTGACCGGCCCATCCGCGCCAGCACTCACAACCGGCGCGGGGAACGGCTTGTAAGAACCGCCCGCTGCCGGAATGACGTTATCCGCCACGACGCAGCCGGGGTTCTTGAAGCTGGGCGCGCTCGGGAGCCATTCGCCAAACGGGATGTCCACAACGGGCATTATTTATCCCATCCCTTTCCACGGTTCGGGTCGCTGTTCATCATCTGCGGAACGGGTGGACGTGCGCCCATGCCGCGCCGTTCGGCAAATCCGACCGGCAGGTTCTGACGACCCATCGGCATCGGTCCCGGCCCCATTCCAGCGCCTTGTTGCATCTGCGGCATTTGCAGGAATGGCGTCTGCCCAAACATCGCCTGCGCAAACGGCATTTGCCCCTGTTGCGGCTGTGGCATTTGCGGGATGCCCGTCTGAGGCATTTGCCCCGACATCAGCATTTGCAGAAATGGGTTCATGGCATTACCTCAATCATGTGACCGCAGCCGCCTGCTGGACGCCTTCAGCGTGTATTCACCCAGAACAACCTGATAGGCCGACAATTCCTCTGCCGCATAGACCTGCGCCCGCTCGTTATCCCGCAGATACTTGGAACACACGCGCCGCGCCGTACTGGCCTCAATCAATTCATTCGCCTGATCAAACCAGATCGACGTGCCGCTGTCGCTAATCGGCACAGTCGGCTTGACCGTGCCCGACCAGTAAACCAGATGTTCCGCTGCCGGTGTCGGCCAGATGCCGATCTGCCCCGCATAGAGCGTGTAATACTCGGGTTGGCCCTGCGGCGTGGATCCTTCAAACATGCGCTCGAAATGCATATAGGGAACATAACTCAGAGGCTCGTTCAACCCGGATGCGCCGGGATTTTCCCGCATATAGTGAATATTGATGATGTTATTGACGTTCAGCATGGTTCTGCCACCTGCCGCCTGATCGCCATCGCCTGTCGTGATATCGACCGTCGAATACCATGTTTTCGCCGCCACCAGCGTCAGCGTCCCTCCGCGCCATTCCGTCAGGTGAATGGGCTTGCGGTTGTAAAACCGGATGCTGTTGCGGATTTCTTCCTTGATTTCGCTCGCAAGGTCCGTAATCGCCGTGGCCGCAGCGTTAACCCGGCCAAGTTGTGTCGCAACCGTCAGCGCAATGTCAGCAAGTGTCGCCATCCTGCAATTCCCTTGCTATCGTTTCGCGCTTCTTGCGGTGATGTGGTGCCTTGCCGAATTTCGCCTTGTATTGATCTTCAAGGCTCATTTCCGGCTCTGGAGTAGACAGGGGCGACGTTTCCGCCGCCCTCGCCCATATTTGTCTGCGGCGCATCAGTAGCCGCCCTTGCCGCCCATGCCGCCCTTGCCGCCCTTGCAGCCTTTGGCAACTTCTTTCGGCGCTTCCGAATTGACTTGCTTACCCATTATAGCCTCCTTTACGCGACTTCGCGCACGACATAGGTCACATAGACCAGTGCCGCGCCCGTAGTGCTGTTGGTGTTGGTGATTGTCGCAATGGCTTCGGCAGGTTCGGAGAAATACTTGTTTGCCGCCGAAACGACATCCCCCGCAATATGCCCGATAGCCACGTCGAGACCGAGAATGGTCTCGGTGAACGCATTCGGATCGGCGGTGTAGCCTTCTTCCGAATTGCGAAACCCGAGATCAACCGCCTCAATGCCGATCCCCGACCAGGGCGCGAAAACGCTCACGCCCGAACCGATAACCGCCGCACCTGACGGAAGCCAGCCCAGCGATACCGTCGCTGCGCTGTTACTGTCGATGTAGGCCGTAAGCGTATGCACCATATTATGGTGATACACTTGGCCCTTTCCTGCATTAAGACCCATGATCAGGCCCTCCTTACGAGGTTACTGCGGGAATGGCATACGTGGAAACTACCACCGTGCCAAAATCTTCCGCATTCGTTGAAGAGTTGTTCTCAGGCACATACTTGGTCTTTTTGAGGCCAAAGATTGAACCTGCGGCAACACCGAACTGGTTGCCATAGTCGAACATTTCCTCGTTCCACGTGTAACGGGTTGCCCCGTTGCCCGAACCGAAGGCAATGCATACCGCCTGCGCACCGCACAGAACCGCACGCCGCGCAGTGGTAATCGCAGCACCGGTCGAGGAGTTAACCCCAGTAGTGACACGGCTTGCCTTGTGCAGCACGACGCCATTGTAGATGCCCAGCGCCCCGGTAAAAATCGGGTTGTCGCGGACATCACCGCCTTGCATCGCCGCCTTCTGAATATCAAGCCACTGGCCCGACGCAGTGTTGGTGCGCAGGTCGTGAACTTGATAGTCATGCAGGAACATGCAGTAGTAGTCATTCCCCTCATGACGAATCGGGCGAATTAGCGGGCCGGTGCTGGACGCAATCGACGCGGTTTCTGCCTTTTGACGGGCAATGTCGATCAGTTCCAGCGTAAACGTGTCAACAGCGCCCAGGCCTTGGTCGTTCGATTTACCGCCAGCCCAGAAAATGCGGTTTGTGGACGGCGCAATCGTGGCGTTGTTGCCGGTGAAGCGCGTATCCGTTACCGCAGTGTTGCCGCAAATCTGGTTGAAAAAAGAAACATCCATGCGCTGTGCGAACCAATCCGCCAGACGCATGCGCGAAGTCTCACGCAGATTGTAGGGAACACGCTGCTCCGTCATGCGGCCCTTGACGCGGGATGCGTGACGCAACTGGTTGATCACAAGGTTGTCGTCGTAAAACTGGAGCGCTTCCTCGTTACCTTCGAGGGTTGCGTCACCTTGCACGCCGTCGCCTTGCAGTTGGACGTTGAGGCCGCAGGTGATATTGTCGCCCGCGCCTTTTTTCAGGTCAAGCTTTTCCATGATGAGGCTGTCTTCGCTCTCACCAATAAACTTCCCGATGAACGTCCGGCGATAGGCCTCGGCTGCGAGGCGTTTCGACCAGACGCTAACGGCAAGAGGATGATTGACCGCAAAATCTGTCTGTGCCATGTGATTGGCTCCTTTGACAATGTTGAGGTTTCATATCTGCCGCTCGGTAACGCCCGTGCATGGCGATGGCTGTTTTACGTTCAGTCAAACGAAGATGCGTTTCAGGCCGCACCTACCTTTAGTCGTTATCCGCCCATAATCTTTCTGACTTGATCATCGGGGATTTTCGCCAATTCGGCCTCCGACATCTTGGCTAGTTGAGCAACTGTCAACTGTCCCTCGTTCGGTGCGCCGGTCGCACTGATGCCTGACGCCGCTTCCTGAGCGCGCGCCAAGGCAACAACCTTTTGCGTCTCCGTCTGCCCTTGTGGGGCGGGAGCTGATATCTCTGCTTTCGGGGCTGCGTTGCGCTGATAGCCCAGCGACTGCGCCCGCATGTATGCCATTTCCGCCGGGTTCATGCCCAGAAACTTGGCGGCTTGGTAAATGGCCTGCGCGTCCTTCTGGATTTGCTGTTGAACTTCATTCTGGCCATAACCCATGCCTTGCAATTCAGATGCGCGCGTCTGATACAAGTGCCGAACCGCGTCCGAATAATCGGGGGCTTTCGCCGCGAATTCTGCCTCGCTCTGTTGCACATCCATCAAGACCCGCTGCTGCACCTGTTGCTGTTCGATCTGCTGCTTGATCTGACGAACTTCCTGCATCGTCATGTTGGACTGATATTCAGCCCATCTGCGATGCGCGGCTGGGTCTTCAAGCGGATCCACAAACTCGGGCGGCGGGGGTTGATTGGCCTTCTCAAGCCGCGATTCCAGATCACGCAGGCGCTGTTCAACCTCCTGACGCTTGATCCGCTCGGCGTGCATCGCCTGATGCGGAACAAAACCCTCGGGCGGCTTTTCGTCCGTCCGCGTGGACTTGAATACCGGCTTTTCGTCGCCTTCCGGTTCGCCAGCCCTTTCCTCGGGCTGTTCGGCCTGTTCCGATTGCACGGGGTCTTCTACAACCTCGACGGCATCGCCGGGGTCCGCTTCCATTGCCGTGAGGGCTGCGCTTTCCTCCGGCGTTAATTGTTCTTCTGTCATTTGTCAGTTCCGTTGACTACGTAGCCGGTTAACGCTCCGGTAGGCGAAACCCGATTATCGGGGATTTCATTGATCACTGACTATCCGCGTTGCGCGGAAAATACGGGCCAGAAACAACCCCCATTTCTGAGCGCCCCCAAGACGCACAACTCTGTTTTGCTCGATGATCATATACGGGCCGATGTGAACGGCGCGGTGAGGTTTTCCATTGAGAATTGCAACGCTGGTGCGCCACGATACCGGCCCCCGCGCCCCGCGCATCATACCGTTCGCATACTCCATTTCCTGCAATTTGCTCATCACGGCTTTTACGTCGCGCCACTCGATGCCGTTTTTATGCTCGTAAAACGCCTGCGCGATTTGACCCTCTGTCATCTCACACCCGAAAATTATTTTCGTTACTTTTTGCATCACACGCCCCTTGGCATCGCTCGGCTCTGCATTTCCGCCGCCATTTTTATCGGCGCAAGCTGCGTTTCCTGCATGATTTGCTGCGCCCGAACCTGATCGAACTGCGCGTTTGCCTCATTCTCGGAAATCTCGCTCATCACCTTCTTCTGCTCAAGCTGCATCATCGGGTCAGGCGGCTGTTGCTTGGCTTCCTCGGCCTTGGCCCGCACCTTGTCCGCAAAACTGGACGGCAGCGGGGAATATTCCAGAATATCCGCCCAATCTTCCATTCCAAGCCCTGCGTTTTGCAGTAGCGGCATCATTTGCTGAATGACGCTCCAGGCCTTTTCCTTCTCATTTGGCGCGCTGGGTGCATCATCGACAATCGTGTCGTATTTCCGCGTATCGTCATCCATCGCTAACGGAATATATTGCTCATGCCCCTTGGACACGATCCGCACCAGTCGCCCGGTCGGCGCAATGTGCGCACGCAAGAAATGCAGGATCGACGACCCCTGACGCTTGCGATAAAACCGCAGGCTGTCGAACAGCCCCGCCAACGTGGTCATGGCCGATTGCCTGCGCTGGTATTCCAGAACGCCCGCTTGATTGGCCTCACGCATGCCCATCAGTTCCAGAGACACGCCAGACACGTCGCGGATCGAGGATATGGCAAATTCCGTCAACTGCATCAGCGCAGAAGGCATTTGCGGCCCGCTCTTTTCCCTGATCCGGTCCAGACCGCCGTTGTTCAGCCACGAAACACCGTCAGCAGCAGCCCAGCTATCCTCGAACTCGCGCACGTCCTGAACCGCGCCAATCTCTGCCATAACACCGCCCTTGGCGTTGCTGTTGATGATGTGCAGCGTCTGGGATAGCCATTTGTTCGCAAACTTCTGCGGATCTTTCATGCTGCGCAGAAGTCCGTAAAACCGCTTTTCCTTGCGATCCCAATGGCCGGTCATCGCCTGTAATGTCGGGTTGCCGGGGTCCGGCTGGCTTTCCTTCAGGACCGCCTTGCCGATGAAGGCCTGGCACCAGACGCGCGCATTGATGCGGCGGTGAGGCACTTGGACCGGCACCAGTTTCTGCACCTTGTCGAAATCATCCGCAGAGATTTCCTCGCGCTTTCCGGTCGTCGGCTCGACATACTCGACCTTGCGCACCCGCTCACGCCACTGGATCTGCACAATCGTTACCGTATCGCGGGAATTGTTCTGGTCGTTTTCCTCATTCGTGTATTGATCGCTGATGATGTTGCGGTGAACGTCCACGTCGTCAACCTTGTCCAGCCAATCCGCGTCCAGATCGCTGTCGAGTGCGTCTGGGAACATTTCCTTGGCCTCGGCGCGGGTCATCGTGTGAATGCGTCCGACCCGCGCCGCGTCAGTCAATCCTCGCCGATGAGCGTGGCAGTCATAAAACACCGTCAGCGGGTCAATGCGCTCGACCTTCGGCGCGCCCTCTGGGTCTTCCTCGAAATCCAGCCGCGTTTCAGTGTAGCCCAATCCGCAAATCAGCAGGTCGCGGAATGCCTCGCTTTCCTCATCTTCGGCCATCGCCTGATCGCGGAACCATTCAGCGCCCGCGCTCAGAACCTCATTCGGCTTTACGTCGCCAATCTCACGCGGAATAAACCGCACCTCAGTTCGGTTGTTGATTTCCGAACCGGCGACAGATGCCAGGATGGTGGCGCATCGGTTGAACACGATAGGAACGCGGCTGTTGCCCTCAAGGTCGGCCTTTTCCGATGCCGTCCATTGGTGGCCGTCAACAAAGTTGTATTCTTCTTCCGCTGCCTCACGAAATGCCGCTTGCGCTTTCCAATCCTGTTGCGCCCATTGTTTGAGTTGATCGAAGTCCGCTTTTTTCATGCCGCCCATGCGCTGCCTCTTTTCCGTTGCGGCAATTTAGGCCGGGTGTCATGCAGTGCGTGCGCGATTGCCATCAGGCCAAACGCATCTGCCGCGTGGCTGGCCCAGTCGTGTTCAGGCCCAAGGCCGATAGAGCGCTGCTCGTCGCGCTTTTCGTGATACCACGCCAGAGCCTCGCGCCCCGCGTCCGTCTTCGCCTGATCAAACCAGATGCTCGGGAACAAACGCCGCACCGCCTCGATCCGCTTTTGTGCAGCGCCCGCACCCTGATTGGGAACGACAATCACGTCAAACCCCGCGTCTTGCAGCGAACTCTCGTAACTGACGCGATACACTTTGTCTTTCGTGCCGCCATCGTGAGGCAACACGCATACGGCCTTTTCATAGCCATTCGAACGCAGCCAGCCGATATGCTCGCCCAGTTCCTGCCCGACTGCCTCGTAGTAATCCAACACACGGATTTCCTTGCCGACGAACTGCGCGATCCAGATCGACGTTGCGTCCGATAACTTGCCGGTGCCGCCGATATCCCAGAAGGCGCGGATGCTCATCAGCGGATCGCGGCCCACCTTGCCGATGCGGCCCCCATCCCAAGCCTGCCGCAATTGCGCCGCGAAGTATGCGCCCTCGAATGCACTGGCGTAGTCGCCTTCCCAGATGTGTTCGTATATCCAAGGGCGCTTGGCGTGATCCGCTTGCCGCTCATGTTCCAGAACCTCGGGGAACCACGGATTATCGCGCCAGTTCAATTGCACAATCTTTGCGCCCTCGGGCGGATCTTCGCGGAAGCGGGCGTTTGTCGCGCTGCGTTTGCTTTCCGGGTTCCACGTAACCCAGATTTCAGAACCTTCCTCGCGGATTGTCGGAATCAGCTTGCGCCACGCTTCCTCGGTGACAGTTTCCGCCTCATCAACCCAGCACAGAAGGATGCGCGCCTTTGACTTGATGCTGTCCAGGTTATGCCGCAAGCCCGCGAAGGCGTAGCGGATTTTACCATCCTTTGAGCGGATGTATTTCTCGCCGATCTCGAAATAATTGTTAAGCCAAGGCACAGACCGGATCGCGGTCTTAACCTCCTCCATCGAACTTTCGTCGAGCGAGTTGAGGTGTTCGCGAGCGCAGAGGATTTGCCCCTCTTGGCCGCTCATACCCCACTGGTAGCCCTTGACAGCCGTCATGAGTGCGAAACTGCGGGTTTTGGCTGAACCCCTGCCGCCAAATGCGCCCCTGTATCTTGCTTCGCCAGCAAACACCGGCACCAGCTTGGGTGGCAGGTTAATTGCTGCGGTCGTCATCGTCGGGCATTTCCGCCGCCTGCAACACGATGGTTGTTGGCGTCATGCTTCCGTCTTCCGATATGTGGTTGAAATCCTGCCTCTCACGCCACCCGGCGCGCGTTTTCATCCAGAAAATCATCGCCGCTGTGTCGCCGTTCTTGGCCTTGTTGAACAAAGCGCCGCCGACCGTTGCATTTGCCTTTGCTGATGCCTGATCCAATTCCTCGCGGTAATGCTTGCGCAGCGTCTTAGCATCAATGCCGAGAATGTCCGCGATAACGTCCTGTGGTGTTCCTACAGTGCTGTGAAGCTGCACCGCCTGGCGCGTGGCGTCTGTTGGTTCGTGTGCTATGCCTTGGGCCATCACAAGGCCTCGCTTGGTTCTGGAGCGTGACGGTCGGTGCTACCCCGCCGCTGTTCAGACTGGACGCCTGCCATCGCTTGCTTGTCACGCTTGGGATATGGTTTAGCTAATGGCGCAATCTGTGCGCGCATGGCGTCGTCTAGGGGCATTAGGTAAACATGCTTCCATTCTACCGGTGCCCGTTCAACTTTTGCGCCTGACTTTACTGCTATTTTTTCAGGGGAAGCCGTGCCATATTTCGCGTGCGCGCTGCGTTTATGAGTGAATACCCCATTTATAAAAAGCTCTCTTTGAGCTTG